TCGAACTGCACGACCAGATCATCGAGCGCATAGGTCCGCAGCGGCAGAAGCAAAGCGGTTATGACCGCAACGTCTATATCCACTATATCCTTGCCTCCGGGACCATTGACGAGATTGTGTTCGAGCGGCTTCAATCGAAGCGCTCGGTGCGCGAGGTGCTGCTGGAAGCCATGGAGAGGAGATCAACTTGAAGAAAGTGCGCACGGTCCAATCTTTCGGCGGTCTGCCGCGCTACGTCTGTCCGACCTGTTTTGTCAGCCATCGCACCGCTTTCGGCGCCGTGCAGTGCCACGCCGAGGCGGCCGACATGATCCAGGTCAACACCACAACCGTGCGCGTCGGCGCCAACAGCCATGAGTTACCGGAATGATCCCGTTCATCGAACTGCGCAACCCGGTCGACGGGTGGCAACTTGACCGTCTCATGCGCCGCCGCTCGGTCCTGCTGGCCGAGGATCACTGGGACGTGGCTTTCATCCGTGAGCGCGACGGGCGCATCGTTTCCAGCATCAACCCGAGCCTGCCGGCGGCATGGCATAGCGCCATTACCGCCGCGCAGGAAGCCGACGCGCTATGCGGACCTTCCTGACGTGGCGGTTCTGGCTGTGGGCCTTACTTCTCTGGTGGTTCGCGCCGACGGTCGCCTTCATCTTCCTCGGCATTGACCGCACCTGGTGAGCGAGAGAACGACTGCTCAAGGTGTTGGCGCAGCGCGAGGGCGTCGTTGCGGATGATCAGGTCCTGCGAAGCCAGGACGACGAGCTGATCGAGTGCCCTGCGCTGCATCGCGGGATCGCCCTTTACCGGCGCGTTGGCGAGCCATCGAGCGAACTTCGGCG